GTAAAAGTCGAACCGCTAGTGTAAATAGTGCAAGCGTTGATTGCTGCCGTATTACGCCAGAGTCCCACGTTAGCGGTAAGCTCTTTTTCTGCGCTAGACATTCTCTGGAGAATAGTCTTATACGTCGAAGTGTTGGAGTAGTTCATAAGGTTATAGATTGAGATATTGCCATTTGTCGAAGTACCGACTGAGAAGTAGCCGCCGATATAAACAGAATTAGCCAAGCGGCCAGAGCCTGCAGCGGTGCCATTACCTAAAAGGTAGGTGTAAGAATAGTTCGATGCGGTGTCGCCATTGACTTGGAATCTTACGTCCACGTTAGCGGCGGTAGTAGTGTAGTTAGCGATTAACACTAGGTCGGTATAAGTTGCAGGGATCGAAGTAAAGGCTACTGATGAAGTAGTACTACCTAAACTCTTAGCCTCGATCTTCTCATAAGTTGAAGTCGGCATTATTACCCCTTAATTCCATAGAGTGCGAATGATGAATTGGTGGCGAAGTTGCCTAGTGGATCGGTAATCTGGATGCTAGAGATTGCAGCGGTACTCATCCAGAGACCAGAGGCAAGATAGAGAAGTCCTGAGCCGTTCGCGTCGTATCCGCTGAGTCCGCGTGAAGTTTTATACTTATTTGTGTTGGCATAATCTAGGACATCTATAACGCCGCCTGAGAATATGCCAGAAGTATTTGATGCGGCAGATGTAGCGGACATGAATGAGGTGCTTGTACCGATCTTAGCGGAGGCCGATGCCGCTGATCCATTACCTTCTATCATGTGGCCGTAATAATTGCCCGTGGTCGTGTCGCTGTTAAAGCCTATAAAGATGTTAGAGCTTGTCGCTGATCGAGTTGATCGAGTTAAGAATCTAATCTGAAGATGTTTATAGGTCGCAGGGATCGAGGTGAAGGAGATCGTGCCGCTTGAGCCCGTGCCATTAGCAGTCATAATCGACTCATAAGAGTTAGTCGATGCAGCCACCTGAGGAGCTAATAGCCCTACGATATTGTTTAGCATTAGGCAATCGCACCGACGATGTACCAAGTATCTGTGCCTGTCTTAATGCAGGCTGCTGTCTTATATTGAGCAAGGGTAGGAGCCGCCGCTACTGCGCCAGCCGATAGGACTGTAGTAGTGCCAGAAGTAACTGCTGAGATGGTGCAGACTCCCACGCCTTCATTAAGGATAGTAATGACCGAACCGACAGGGATAGCCGCTGTCGCATTTGTAGGGATCTTGAGGGCGATCGCTGTTGCTTTGTTCATAGGTACTAGGACCTGATAGGAGTCAGCGACGGTCAGCGTATAGTCTGCTGTCTGGTCTGCCTTGATCTCAAAGGTAACTAGGCCGTTATAGTCTGCAGCCGTAAAGATGTCGCCTGTTGATGCTGGAAAGCCTGTTGCCATTGTTTTTCTCCTAGTATCCCATAATGGATTGTCCGATTATACCGTATGTGCTCGATCCCAATATGAATCCTTCAACGATTGGCTCAAGTGTTGTTACTGTGCATTTCATGCTGTTAGGGGTGATGTCCCATGCTAGGCCCTGCACTTGCAAGGTCTTAACGATTGTAGAGCCGTCTGGCTGGACGTTAGTAATCTCAACGTTGTCGAAGTAGTCGAGGCCGATCATTGTGTCAGTAGGTACGGCTGTGTCTAATAGATCAACCGTCATCTGATCTATTCTGATCGTTGTCTCGGCACGGGTAGCAACGTAAATCTTAGCGATGTCTAGAACTTGAGCATCTGTCTCTGGGATCATCTCTGTCACAGTAGTGCCATGAGGGAAGTATTTAGCCGATGAATCAACGTTAGTCGCTGTCTGGGCTGTGCCGCCAATGCGTGTCATGCTGGCTTGGTTGATGATGAGCTTATCATCAAAGGCGTATTTGAGATCAGAGTAGGGTATGCCTGTAGTCTGATTGAACTCAATAGGTGCAGCCGCTAGTGATCCCACGACATCGGTGCGATCCTTAAATTCTGCTGTGCCATCTGTGCGGATAAAGAATGCGCCCTGTTCTGCGAACTCGGCAGCCTTAAGAGCTGCTAGGGCTGGACGAGCCGTGCCTGGATCTGCCTGAACTGTGGTTGATCCTGTGTCGGTAATTCTCATCGAGGTAGGGAATGAGACTTGATCTAGGATCTTGGTGATTCGCGTGCCTGCAGTCTGGCCAGCCGTTGCACCTGAGACAGTAGAAACGTTAGCCATCTGAAAGAGTCTAAAGGCGTCGCTGCAGATAATATCGACGTATCCAATTTCCTGCCCTGTTGGATAGTAATACTTGTAAGAATCAACGTAGCCAGAGAATAAGAAGTGTTGAGTGGTTGCAGTCGTAGCTGCTACGCGGATCTTTCTTAGCGGAGTCAGATAGCCAAAATAGGGACTAGATGTATTTTGTGGATTGAAATAAGAGTTAGGGTCTAGGACTCGGACAGTACAGTTGCCAGCCTCGTAGGTGTCGCGCATGATGTTACGGCCGCGGCTGATCTTGATCGAGCGAGTGACATCGCTGAGATCGACTACAGGATCAGGGACTTCTGTTGATGCGAACTGAGAGACGCCGATAATGCCGTTGATAGGGTCGCCAATAGTAAACGGGTATCCGAAGGTAGCGCCTTGGCTAAAGTCGAATGAAACCGAGATAGTGGCTGGGAGTGTCATCGGACGGCTACGGCTCCGCGACCTGCTGAACGATTAACGTCGCTGAATGTGCCAGATAGCGTGTCATTAACTTGGGCTTCTGTAATGATCGAAGTCATCTCTTTTCCGTCGATGACAACCTTAACATTGACTTGAGGATTAACTCCAGCGATTACGCCTGCACTTAGGCCGCCAAGTGGACCTTTTTGCGTGTAAGAATCTGTAGAGTATTCAGGCACATTAAATTGAGGTGGTTGGGGTGGCATAGGGACAACCGCTCTAGGCTTGTTAGGATCAACGCCAGCAATGACCCCTGCTGCTAAGCCACCCTGTGGACCAAGATCAGGGAGTTTCCAATTTCGGTAAGGATTAGGAGCTTCTGGAGTTGCAAGAAGCAACGCATTAAGATCATTTTGACGCTTAACGGCAGCTTCTAATTGACCTGTTAATTTTGTAGCAGCCGCATCATTCTTATCCAAGATGGCGAGCTGTAGGTTAAGCGATAGGCGATCAGTCTCGCTGATCTGGCCCTTAAGGGCAGCAGTTAATCCAATGCGTGTTAGTTCTAAAGTCTGTGCGGCCTTATCTAACGCCGCTTTCTTTTTGGTATCTGCTAGAGATTTCTTTTGCAAAGCCGCTAATTCTCTTTGACGCTTTAACGCATCCGCCTCGGCCTTTTTCAATTTCGCTTGTTGTTCTTGCCAGACAGATCCAGCTAATACATTGGTACTTGTTAAAGGTTTCGCCAGTCTGGCTGGATCAAAAATTGCTTGAACTTCTTCAGGCGTTGCGCCTGTAAAGAGCCCCTTGAGTACCAGCGCGAATCGAGAAACTGATCCGATTGCATTGCCAATGACAGTTGCTACTGAATCAATCTTGTTAATAAAGTCAGTCGTGTCGCTTGAATTGGTTACTGTGATCATGGCATCAATCAGGCTTTTACCAATGGTCTCACTTGCTTCTCCAGCGGCAACGCTTAGCAAAGACATCTGACCTGCGTAGGTTTCAAGTTGCGCTGCGTTAGATCCAGAGAAGGTTTTGTTTAACAGTTTCTGGATGTCAAGGTAATTGGCAGATGTTAACTCAGCTTGAGTTAGACCTAGATTATACTTTTTTAGACCTTTAGTCTGACCTGTGTATGCTCGACCGATATCGCCTGCGACTGTAGCCACGTCGATACCTGTTGCCGCTGAAACGTCTAAAGATTGCGCTAATATCTTCTGAGATTCTGTAACTGATCCAGTTATCTGAAGAAGTGTCTGCATGGCTGGACGAAGCTGTGAATCCGTGACGCCTGACATGCGTGATAATTTGCCAATATAGTCTTCTATAGCTGGAGCCTCAAAGGCTATGCCTAGATTTTTGACTGCTTGCGCTAAACGAGTTGCTTCTTTTTGATCTTCAAGAAACGCCTTTGCCGCTTGCTTGCCGAATTTTACAATTGCAGCAGCGCCAAGACCAATACCTGCTGCGCCTGCTAACTTCTTTACAGATGACTGTAAACCTTTTATGCCTTTATCGGCATCCTTGAGTCCTTTGTTATCAAAGATCGCTGCAATGCGAATTGCTAGACTTGAATTAGCTGACATTAGCGACCTCTATAATCTCTATTAACGCCCTTAGTAACTCTTAGGGCTGTGGTCATTGACTTCTCTATAGCCTTGAGCACGGCGGCATTAGTCTTACCTTGATCCTCGGCCCATGCTCTAAATAGCAGGCGGCCTTTAGTCTTACGGGTTCGACGACCTGCCACGCCTGACTGCTGGCTATCTACTAACGGCGGCAATGCCTCGATGAATTGACGGCCTGCATAAGGGTTAGCAGATTGGCTCTTAGTCTTATCGCTACTCATCTTCTGATATCCAGCCTTGCGTGCGAAGGGCGTGCCAGCATTTTTATAGACATCCACTAGTGGAGCTTGTGCTCTACCTTCTGGTCCTGAAAGACGTCCAGCGGTCTCGTAGATAGATCCTGCCGCACTCTTATTGAATATGGTAGCGATGGATCTAAATCCGCGCTTGTTAGGTTTAGATGGTGCTGTGCTGTATCCGATGCCGCGCTTTATATCGCTAGAGCTAAAAACGCGGTTCTCCCAGACGCCCACGGCTTTACCCCATCCAGATAGCGGTGCGTCGCTAGGGACGAAACCTCTGGCCTTGACTGCTACTACTTTGAGAAGGTTTCTGATCTCCTTCTCGGTTTCTTTAGCCAGAGCAGGCTCAACCTTTTTAAGTGCCTTGCGAAGTTCAAGTGCGCCGCTTACTTCTGTAGGCATCCTGTTGCTCCTTCGCTCGGTCTTTCAACGCTTTCAGTAACATCTGGAGCATTGAAGGGTCTAAATCTATTAAGTCTTGTGGAGGGATAGCCGTCTCAATGCTCAAGCGAGCGATGAGATAGTGGATGCTATCCCTGCCTAGGCCAAAGGGTCAGACTCTGCAACCTCTACACTCTTAAGAGTTTCGAGAAAGTCTGGGCCGAATGGCTTGACTGTGACTCCACTAAGTCTAAGGCCTTCCCATGCCAACCAGTACACGTCACTTTGCTTCTCATCGTCCCTGAAGGCCTTATGAAATCCCTTTTTAGCATATAGCTCGAATGCGTACTCCAATCGAGGAGTGATCTCGATATTTGTAACGCTATCGTCTGCCATCGTGACTATTAACTTTGCCATGCTGTGCCCCTTTGTTTAGTTAGATTACGCTGTAGTTACTACTACTGTGCCTGATACGTTCCATGTTACAGACTGAGTGCCAAGATCGCCAACTGCACCGTTGATGTCGGTGAGGTTATTAACTAAGCATGTCATTGTGTAAAGTGGGTTAGTCGCAGATACTGCAGCGGAAGTCTGCTTGAGGGTGACAGTTACGTTGGTTCCGTATGCAGCCTGTAGGGTTGCTAGAACTTCGCCTGCTGCTGTGTCATTGAGGAAGTCGATCGTAATAGATGCTGCCTCTAGTCCCTTGACAAACTTATGGCCTGAGTCTCCCATTGCGGTGACTTCGAGCTCATCGAATGCGCGATTAAGTGTTACAGATGTAACGTGGTCTGATAGATCGACGGAATTAACCGATACGACTACTCCATTATTCAGAAATACAGCCATGAGATTATTCCTCGTCTTTCTTAGTAGTTACTGGCTTTGGTGTTGATGGTGCTACCTGCCCGATCTTGATCAGGAAGGCGTCTCTTTCTTTTTCCCATTCGGACATGTTAGCTCCAACTCGTTAGGACTGAGATGTTGATGTTACAGGTAAGAAGATCACCCGATGCCGCATTAAGTACGGCTGGAGCCGATACCTCTGTGACATTGTAGGTGTATGAAGACGCAGCGAGCAGGTTAAATACGCGCAC